CCTGTTTTGGTTCGCGTTGCTTTGATGTAAGCATCGCCACCGATTGCCACTTCAGACAAATTCAGAACATCAACCGTTTCACCATCGCTGATCTGATCGTTGTCCTTGTCGATAACCTGAATCGTGCAACTTGCAGAACCAAGTGTTGTGCCACTACGTGCAGGGATGCCGCCGGCTGGTGTCAGAACCAAGTAGGAACCAAAGTTGACCACTGGCCGATTGCTAAGCTGCGAACGACTGCCCGCCATTCGCTCCACTGTTGTGACGCTTTGGCTGATTCTTCGCGCTGCGTTTGGTGAGATCTTCGTCATGTTTTAATTCTCATAGGCGATGAATCTGACCTTGCACGTTGCGGTGTCTGCGGTTGCTTTCAATGTTGCAGAATCATCAATTCTGAAAACCGCGATCTCTCCAGCGTTAAGCCTGCCAAGCGTAACTTGCCCCGTTGAATCTGGCCCATAGGTCACGTAATTGGTTGAATCAAGATTCTGAAGAATCACAACGCCCTTTGTTGCGATATCGCCAAAGCTAATCGTTTCCGCACTGGTGCCAATGTCCAAAACAGTATCAACGAATCGAGCCGTTGACTGATCAATTGAAATTGAGTTCGGTGAAAAGTCATGCTCAACAACGCCGTTGACCAAATCTAAATCAACAATCAATGTAATTTCGTCTGCCATTTTATTTCCTTCGTGTTAGTTGTTTGAAGAATCCACCGTGCTGAGTTTGCTCGTAAGACGGGTATCGGTTGAAAACAGATTTTGCACCGGCTGCAAGTTTCTCGCCTGAACCATCAAGTAAACCTAGTGTGCCATTCTCTGGATCGTATGGAAGCCTTTTTGTACCAACCGCCAAGCCCCAATCGTTGTCCGTGATTCGTTGGGCAATCGTCTTGCCTGCGGTGTCAAGATATTCCGAACCGATATCCAGCAGATCAAGATTCCACGTATCTTTTTTGATCGAAAATTGCACCTCTAATTGTGCGTATGCGTTACGCTTTTTGTTTTTGGTTCGATACTCTTTTTGCTCGCCGATCCGCAACTTGATCCGTGATTGTGCTGGCTGGATTGTTAGGCTTGCTTTGCCCCTCCGCCAAATAAATCGATCTGTGTTGATTGTGTTTCTTCTGGCGAGTGCTTTTTCCCAAAGGCTGGAAGTCAAAGCAAGATTTCGAGTCACGCGAATAACTGCATTCTGTTTAAAAATTTCCGGCGGCGGATTGTATTTCTCAAGTGCTGAATTGACAATTCCATAGGCTCCAGCTCCTCCGTTTGGTTCGGCAATATCCCAATTGCTAGACGTTGCTGGCGTGTCGCTCGCGGCAAATTCTAACGGTGCTGTATAGTCTTCAAATTCAACCGTCAGTGAAGGATTGAAATCAGGTTTTTCAAATTGCTCCTCGTCTTTCTCCTTTGGCTGGGCAAAGTCTTTTTCCTCCTCTGGTGGTTCCTCGTCCGATTCGAGTTGTTTGTACTCCGCCTCAACGGTCCAGTATCGATAAAGTTTGCCAGTACCTTGCGTGATCTTTAAGTCGCCACGCTTGAGATAAAACAAACTGAATCGGCGGTTTGGATGCTGACTGCCAATCTTTGGGCAATTGCGGTTTCGGTAAACTTCGTACTCTGAATCCAGCCCGTTATCTGATTCAAAAATATAAGTTCGCGATGAATCTTCGCCAACTGTTCCGCCTCGGTTTGGCAGCTCTTTAATGAAACTAATGCTCATACAATGTTGACCTCGTTCTCAATTCCGATTTCTTTTTCTCGAAGCCGTCGCAACTCTTCAAGCTCTTTCAATTGTTTTTGCTGTAAGTCAATTTTCTTTTTCTCCCTCGCGTCAATCTTCGCCTGCTGCTTGTCTCGCTGTAACTGGGCAACAAACGACAATTGTGCTGTGGTTCCTTTTTGCAATGCTTGAGGCAATGGAGCAAGCCGGTTGTTTTGTTCCTGTAATGCTCGGACCACTTCACGTTGGGAAGCGATCTGCCTGTCAAGATTTTGAATGATGGAATCAAATTCCGGATCAATCTTTTTTCTCTCTGGCTGGTCGATATCTGGCATCTCTGGAATACGATCTTTCAACTCGTCCAGCCTCCCGCCTGCCATCGCCTCTGCGGCTGCACCTAGTCCTCTGGAAGCACCTGCTAAGAAACTACCAACAACCGGAATCTGTTTGAGAAAACCACTTTCCAAAATAGAACGACTCGTACTTAAAACGTTGGTCATCGTCCGGTTCAAGTCACGAAATGCAGTCGTGATAATAATGATTGCCGGAAGCATCTCACGCACAAATTCGGACGATAACTTTTTGAAACTTAAATTCAATTCGTTGTTCATGTCTGTTAATTTTTCACCGGCTGCAATCGCTTCCAAGTCTATCGTAAAGCCCAGCCGCTTGAATCGTTTCTCAAGCTCATTCATGTTCCCAAGCAGAGGCAATAAAGACGTTCCAGACCGGCCAAAAATTCTTTGTGCAACGGCTGCGCGTTTTTGCAAGTCGGTAATGTTCAACAACCCTTTGGCAATCTTTCGAAATTGTTCATCAACAGAAAGACCTGCTAAATCTTCCAGTGAAAGACCAACCGCGTCAAACAAATCTGCCGCCGTAGTTGATCCCCTTTCCAATTCATAAAGTTGCGCGGCAACAGTTTTGAACGCCGTTTCTAGTTGCTTGGTGTTGCCGCCAGACTGCTCCATAGCATAGCCCAACGATTGAAAATCATCTGTTGAAATCTGGGCACGTTTTGCTGCTTTGCCAATCTCGTCGGCTAATGCTGCAAAGTCTTGGATCACTCGATTGACAGCAAGCCCCGCAGTCGCCATCGCACCAACAACCATTCCAGAAATCGCTGCCGCTGACTTGAAATTCTTGGAGAAGCCAAGTGTATTCTGGCCAGCCTTTTTCATCTTCCGGTTGTAGTTGGAAGTATGGGCTTTCAGTACAACGTCAAGATTCGCGATTGTTGCCATTGTGATATCCTAACGCCTTCGCGATTTCCTCTGGTGTCATTTCTTTTTTATTGTACAGCACAAGATAGCCATCGAGCTTGCCGCCGCTAAACGCTTGAGCTGTGATTGCCATCTGATAAATCAACGCATCATTTCCAACTGGCTCAATCGCAGCCAGTTCTGTGAGTTCTGCGTATTCCTTCGCAGTCATCGATGCTAACCAATCCTCGCGAGTTTTGCCGCACTCAATAGCGCGCCGCCACTGCCATCGCCGGCCAGCATCTTGCCTTAGTTTTTTGCACTGCCCTCGTCGTTCGTGTTGAATCCATTGACCTCACAAGCAGCCTCAAATATCGGCTCAACAACCGTGACTGGAAGTTGTCCAATCGTTTGCACCGCATCAAGAAATTCCTTTGATGGTTCTTTGCCGTTACCGCTGTTGAAGTCTTTTTTGCCATCCTTGTTGCAAAGACAAAACGCCGTAAGAAATCCACGAAGACCAACACCGCCGCCTTCGCCTCGAAATACAGCATACTGTAAATCGAAACGATCTTTTTCAAGTGCCGACAAGACAGACACATAAAATGCCTGCCCTTCGACTTCAACTTTTGTTGGTCCGAATTTCGACTTGAAATCAAGTAAACTCATTGCTTCCCCATTCTTAAAAATTAAACTGTTGACCAAACGCCCGCTGCTTTTGTCAAAAATGTAATCGTTCTGATGATCTCACCCTTTGGCTCGATATCAGCAGCACCCAACACTTTAACCACAACGCTCTGCGTGTATGTGTTATTTGTCGCCCAAGGAAAAGTGATCACAAGATTCACGCCCGTATTTGATCCAGCCAAAGCCTCAATCGTTCGATGTGCTGCGACTGATTCATCGAGCGCAAACGTCATCTCAAATTCTGTTGCACTTTGGATAGGCACCATGTAAAGATCTTCGTGAGTGTCACCAAGACCGGTGAAATCCTCTGTATCAAAATTGACTTCGGGCAACTGCATTGTTTTCAATTGACCAATTGCAGCACCATCAAGCGTTGCAGTAACTGCGTTTCCAAAATATCCACTCATCTTGAATCAACTCCTATTTCAATGTCCAAGCCTGTAACGTGCAGGTTCTGCGAGTCGCCGAAATCCTGCCGTGATTCGTAGTTGTCATCCTTGCTGACGATTTCAGCAAAGGCAATGTTCTGGTCACCAAATGCACCAGTCTTTGCGTGCAATGCAGTCTTGATTGCTGCCGCTAAATTCTTTGTGATTGTCAACGATGTGCTTGTGGCCTCGCACTGAAAATCTGTCGTTGTGATTCCAGCCGCTTCGCTAAGATTCAAACCGTGTTCTTGCCCTGATAATTTGATCCAGATGTACGGCCTTGTCTTATTGTCTGGCACATTGTTGACGTGGACGTTGGTCGTGATCGCAGACACCCCAGCATCAGCAATCAAAAACGCTCGAAGGTTTTCTGTGAGATTCGCCATTAAATTTTCTCACCTTTCGCCGCTTTGATAATGTTGTCTTTTATCCGTCTTGAATAATCTTTCAACGTGATGTTCCGCCGTCTGTTTGTCATGTCATAAATCCACGGATTCGCAGTTATCTTGCCAACTGCTTTTCCCGTTTCTTTGTGAAACCTGATTCCAGTTCCCCAAAGTAAAAACGCGCCATAGTATGCTTTGCCGACATTGTCCGATGCCTTGCCCGGAAGTCCAGCAGAAACTCTTGCACCAATGTAGGTTCGAGTACTTTTAATTGCTATAACTTTGATGTTCTTTCTTAAGAAACCTGTTTTCTTTGGCGTGGTTACTCTAATTTGTTCAAGTAGTCTTCGCTTAACTGCCCCCCTCGCTGCTTGTGCGATAATACGCTTGCGGACTTTATTCTCAATCGGCAATGAATTCATCGCTCTATCAAGTTCTTTCCGTCCGGTCATCACCATAACTTGCTTAGCCATCAGTCACCTCGCTGCACAAGAATTCAATCGTCCTGTTTTGCTGGTTCACATTGTTTGTGCTTCCGATCTCAAAGACCTTCGAACCAAAAGTGATCGTCCAAGTTAATGAATCCATCAGGCTTGATTCATATCGGCATATCACTTTCCAGCTTGCGTCGGAATAAAGCTGGGAAGCTGCTGCCAATTCTCTGCCGCTCATCTGGCGTACCTCTGCGCGACGTGTGGCAACCGTGGTTTCTGCGCCGGTTTCCTGCCCGTAACTGTCAACGCTAGAACTTGGTGATTTGAAAACAACTTTTTGTTTCAGATTGTTAGCTACCATAGCTCAAGAATTCCTCGCCGATTCTGAGGTTGCCGGTCAGTGATTCAATCGCCGTTGTTATTCTCGCCATCGTTGCCTTATCTGGATCGTCGTACCAATACTCAACCGTCATCCGAATAACTTGCTTGACTCGTTCTTCGATATCAGCAACGTCAGTCTTGCCGCAAGTGTATTCAATTTCGATCTCGTCATCGTCTGATCGATTGTCTGGCCATGAATAATTGTAGGACAACTGCAACCAATTTGGCTCGCCGACTCGCAGTGCATATTCTGCGTTGCTCCAAGTTGATTGCGTGCCGTCGTTGTCGTAATACTTGACGTGGGTGATGGATTGAACCGGACAACCGACCAACTTAATGCGCCGGTCGGTTGTCGGAAACTGGCTCAATCTTTGGACTCTGGTCTGCGTGTAAAACGCTCGCCCAGTTTCCAACTCCAGCTTTTGCCTTGCTGCTTGAATGTACGCCGTAATTAAGTCATCGTCATCGGTGTGATCCACGCGCAAATGCTCTTTGCATTCCGCCAGTGTGATCGGCTCCAATGTAGGTTCTGTTTTTACGTTCCATTCGTACTGCATCGCAAAGCCTTTGGTTAAACTCGGACAACGCCGCCATCAGCATAGTCAGTGACGGATAGAGTTGGTCCGTTATTACGTGACAAGATCGCAACGGCCGAAACAAAGCCGCCAACTGAACCATCGCCAAACGTGGCGGTAATATCAAAGTAACGTTTCTTGCCTCGAAGGTCCACTTGGAAAACGCAAATCTGGTCATCGTCGGTTGCACTTGGCAGGACCAACGTGTTGCCGTCAATGTCAGTTCCACCGTCAAAGTCCGCACCGCTCAAATCAGCATGACCAGAGCCAGCCGTATCTGATTGGGTCAACTTTAAAGCTGTAACCGCGATGTCGGTTGCACCAAGCGTGACTGCTACAGTTAAGTAGCTCGCACCTTTGGTATCGATTTCCACAGTCGTTGCTGACGTGTTATCGAGAATCGCAGCAGGTGGAATGCAGGCTGCATATTTTGCATGTTGCAATGAATTCATTTTTAAAACTCCATTGGAGATTGTTGAAAAAGGTTAAACAGTTCCGCAGGCGATTAGCTTGCTGGAGTCTTGATTGCGATTACGGCACCGGCTGCGGTTGCAGTTCCTGCACTGTGGGTCACGATGTCAACACGCTCGGTCGCCTTGATAGCAATCTGGTCTTCGTCCCAATATCGCTGATCCGAAACGGAAAGGGTCATGCCGCGACGATCGCCGAAAAGGGTTGCCATTGATAGGTCACCGAAGTACCCAAGAATGGTTGACGCTTGATCCGTCAGCGTGCTGGTCAACGCTTGCGTCCAAACAACAGGGAAGCCCATAAACATCGGTTGGTTCAACGCTGCCAAATCGCTTGACGTGTTACCGCCAGCAGCATTTTTCAGGTTGTCCATTGACGCATAATAGCCAGCCTTAGAAATGAACCAAGCAGGGTTAGCGCCCGGATAATGTGGCATCTTCCCAATCGTTTCTTCAAACTCTGCCAACGTGATATCGGAGAACGCCAACGAGCCACTTGCCAACGTCTTGATCGATCCAGCACCGAGTGCCGAACCAACGCCAACGATGCCGTTGTAGGTCGATGTACCATCACCGTTGAATCCAGCGTTGTCCTCTGAATAAGCAAAGGCTTGCGCAGTCTCAACGCTGATTTGTTCAGCCATCGAAATAAGCGAATCCTCATTCAATTCGTCAGAAATCTTGCACCACGCTTTCCATTTGCGGGCAACGAGTTCCACAGGCTTGTAGGTTGGGCTTGTGGCCGTTCCTGTGTTGCTGCTGGTATTCTCGTTGGATTCGCCAACCGCATAAGCTGTCATTCCGCCAGTGCGAACTGGCACAACTTTGGTATCAGATCCCATCGGAGAATTTTTGGCATACCGCCGCATAACGCCGTATTCTTCAACCAACCGGACAATCGAAAGCTCCATTTCGTTAGGAACGAATAGACCGCCTTTTTGGTCGTTTCCTTCTGACAATGCCGACGATCGGATGCCATGATCTTGCAACCATCGCGCGGACGGAGCATGACCAAACAGATTGGCGGCCAAGTGCCGGCCAGAAACGTAAGCGTCCTCCTCTGAGTTGTACGCTTTCAACGATCGGCGTGCCCTTGCTTGTGCAGGGACCACAACACGCTTCTGCGACGGCTCAAAGGTCTGGCTTGATATTTCCTGCCCGCCGGTGTTTTCGGCGTTTAGGAGCGAAGATAGACGGTTTTGCAGCTTTGCCTTTTCGAGCGTTGATTCTGCATCCTTGATGCTGGACTTTACTTTTTCCAGTTCGTCCGTTTTTGCTGTGACTTCCGCGAACTGTTCATCTGACAATTCGTCAAGGTTGAAAGCCTTGATTTCTGACTCAAGACCTGTTTTGCTTTCGCCAAGATCGGCAAGCAGTTTTTGGATTTCTTCCATTGTGATTCTCCAAAATCGGGGTTTACGATTTCGAAGGAGCGCACAAAAAAAGGCAGTACGTCCTCCGACAAAATTAATTGCCAAAGAATACTGCCTCTAGGGTTTCTTCTCGGTATGCCGGAATTCTAGCAACCGGCCAGTCCGCTGTCAATCATTTCCGTTTGGCCGCCCAAACGGTTTGACCAGTCATCGTCCGAACATGCCCAAGTTCAACAAGCCCTTTCTTCTCCAATGCACAAGCAATTGCGAAAGTGTAACCCCTGCCCAGCGATTGCAAAGATTGCATCTTAGTTGTGAGTTTGGCCAGCATTTTCTCTTGTGTAGTTGTTAGCTTGCTCATACTGCCAGCTTTCCAAAAGTAAAAGTATTCCGCAGAACGTTTGGTTTAGAATACGCGATACCGTCTCGCATGATCCACTCGCCGTATGTTTCGACCGTTCCATTGTCCCAATAAATCAAGAATCGACTTTCAAACGATTCCAGAAATGGGCGAATCGATTTGACCTTGACCATCGAAAGAAGTTCGGCCAAGTTCGCTGAATCGGATCGGTGATCTTTAAATCCGCCAATTGTCCCGTTTTGGAAAAGAAATCCGTTTGGATGCTTGCCAGCAGTCTCAAAATAAAACGGGTGAATGCCTTGACGGTTGACGCCGCCCACGGTCGCCAGTCGGCAATGCGCGATAAATGGCGATCGCTTGTGAAGCAATTCCCTCATTTTGGTTTTGGATTGCGTCCGGCTCAGGTATCCGGTTTTCAAATCAATATGCCCCATCCCGTGAGGATTAATCCGGATTGCGTTTTCGATAATGTGGTTCGGTAGTTTTTGTTTGTCTGGTTTGTGGATGATAATGCACATTGTGCGTTCCCCTTTGCGTTGTGGTGCGTTTAGATTCGTTTCGTGCGTGATTTATCAAAAGCCTGCTTCAACGGCACTGTGGGCTCGCCAGTCATTAGATTTAACAATTGGCAATTCTGGGTTCCTGTAACGCGGAAGCAGAAGGTACATCCATGCCGACATCGTCCAGCCTTCGCACGAGACATCCCCAAATTCTCGCTTGTAGAAATGACCATTGCTTTCCAAACGGTCAAGTGACCGCAGAGTATCGTAAGAAACGGCGTAAAGCTCTCCGATCATTGGCTCCCCTTCTTCGTGCCAGTATGCTGCAGGGTAGGCGTCAAATGAAACCATTCGGTAATCGCTAAGCGCTGTTGCTGGTCCAATCAAGTCAGAACTTTCAAGGTAATGATGGTTGCCAAATCCTGTCATCAAACTGCCATACGTGAAAACCAACTGGTCTTTTTTATCGTTTTTGTTCATCGTTTTTGCCTTTCTAGCTTGATTGTGAAAATGCGATTCGCGCGTCTTCGGCGGTATCCGCCAACTCGTATGATTCAAATAGCATATCTTCGATAAGTTCGTTTGCTTCTTTGATTTCGTTTTCGTTCATCGTGTTTAATTCCCCGACGCAAAGCGTTGCCAATTGCGCCATGTTTTTGATCGCTCGTCGCAGTTTTTTAATTTCGAGTTCCATGATTTTTCTTTCGTGAAAGTTAGTTGTAAAAAGTGCCCGCCCCTTTCGGGGCAGGCGTCCCGCCACAGGACTTATTCGGCGTCATACTTTTTTGCAAGTCGTTGAAGTGTCTTGCACATGTCCTTGACTGTTGGCAATCCGTCAAACTCGGTGGTTCCGTATTCTTTGCCGTTGTATCCCCAACCGCGAGTTTTCAACCAACCAAGTTTGCAAAGCAATTTGTAAATTGATCGGCGACCATCACCGAAACCGTGATTGTCAACAAAGTTTGTTTTGCCCTTTGCATCAAAAGCAACTGCGGTTTCGGTTGTCAAACAGAATTCAGCGATGGCCAAAACCAATCGGACCCAAGCGATGATTTTGTCAGCGTTGGTTGAACCAGAAAACAAACGGAATTCCAATCGGTCGTTGCCATTTGCAATGTGGGTTAAGTTCAATGCCATGTATCGGTCACGCTTGCAGGCCTGCTCTGTCTGCTCAACTTTCTTTTTCTTGTCTAATGTTGATGCTCCCCATTGCTTGACTGATTGTGCGTAAGTGCTTCCCAGTCGTGCCTTGCTTCCAGTCGTTGCGGCAAGTCCTGTTTCGAAGTGTGCGAAAAGGCAGATCAAACGAGCAAGTGCTGCTCCGTTGTTTGCTGGGAATGTAATCGTTACATGGACTCCGCATGATGCGTTAACCGTTGCTCCACGCTCATCAATTTTTTTCACTGCTGCGTGTGCCTCTTTAAGTCCTGCTTCACCAACTAAAATTGGTGAAACAAACTCGGCATCTTTTCTTGTTGGATGGTAGTCGCACTTGATCAACTGACCTCGGTGCATTGCTTTGATCGAACAGTCTTTTCCAACCTTCCAACCTGATGGCAACCATTCAACTTGATTTGGGAATCGGTAAGAACCAACATGTGTTGGATCAGCTTTTGAAAGATGTGTCTCGACTTCGATTCCAAATTTGATTTCGTTTGCGTTCATCGTTTTGTCCTTTTGTGTGGCGTTCGTTTGTTTCAACAATAGTAGTATGTACTTAGTATCGGATTGTTGCAACAGCAAAACAAAAAGAAAACGTGAAAGAATCTTAAAAAACTCGTTTCACGTATGTTTTTGTAGGTGAAAAACTTTTTATTTTTTTTCCATTTGGTGCAGGTCGATTGCTTTTTGCGTCGCAATCGGCCGAGAAAGCCCACCATCAAACTCCATGATTGCTGCCCGTTCCAATATCGATTCACGTTGAGAATCTGTCCAAAGCTCCGAAGCATCAATGCTTGCCGAATCTGCTGAAGGCGTCCAGCCGTTTAGGAAATCCGTTTGCCCGACTTCCCAAAGTTCCGCATCAGCAAAAAAGCTGGCCTTATCTCGCCAGCCCAGAAACTCCATTTCTGAATCACGGACGTTGAACGAAAAGAATGCGTACCAATCGCAATTGAAATCTTTCTGCCGCCGTTCCACAGAGCATGAATAGTTTGGACGGCATCGACCGTTCCGCTGTTTCGCCTTAACGTCAACACGCTCGCCGCCCAGCACAAAATCGGCTGCGTAATCAACGTCTGAGATCCGCTTTGCGTCTGGGTACAAATCAGCAAAAACAATTTCGGCCAAATCGCCAACCAAAATGTTACCACCATCTTTGCGGATTGAATGACGGTTGCCCTTGAACGTGGACCAATGTCGCTGCGTCCGTCGATGACCTTCGGTTATGTCAACGCGAATCATATCTGTGAAAGTCTGACTTTAGCACGTAGCCCGTTCAATCGTTTCCGTTCTTTGTGGCTGATCTCCGAAGCAAACTTGTTTGCCGAATTCTTCAACCGCACAAATCGTGCTGCCGGTGGTACGTGCTGGAAGTGGAACGCCTCTGGATCAATGGATGTGACGATCGAAACTTCTGAACCCAAAAGCACGGAATCGATAAACCCGTCAGTCTTGGCCTCCGCTGCCGTGTACCAGACCTCCGCGTTAAAAATCAACTGCATTTCGTCTGGAGTCTTGCCGGTCTTGTTTGAATACGCTGACGACATTGCGCGGGAATGAGTGTCAAGAGTCTCCGCCATTTTGCGGAAGTCTCCAGCATTTCCTGCGGTCACCGTCCAAGGTGCGTGAATCATCATCAACGCATTTTCAGCCATCACGATTTCGTCCGCCGCCATTGGGAAATAACTGGCAGCCGATGCCGCAAGACCGTCCACCATGACCGTTGTTTTGCCTTGCCTCCCAGCAATCAGATTATGAATCGCAAGTGCATCGTGCAGGTCGCCGCCCGGACTGTTGACCCGAATTGTGATATCGGATTCCGCGCCCAACTGGTCAAACCCGTCTTTCATCGCGCTTGCTGAGATCCCGCCAAAGGCATCTTCTCCAACTGCATCGTAGAACCAAATCGTGTTTTCTGTCTTGTCAATTTCAAACATCGTTCATGCCTTCGCAAAAATTCAAAATAACCTGTTCCCAATCGTCCGGCTTTGTTTCGTCCAGCTTGCTTCTTAGATCGTTGCAGATGTCCATTCCTGTTTCCACGCGCAAGCCAACCTGCTGGACTTCTGCTATGTATGGGTAATCGTTAGGCTCGAAATCAGCAAACCATCTAGCAAACTTTCCGCTGGTCTTTCGCTTCCAGTTCGATTCGATGACTTGCGATAGGCTGCGTTTCCAGTTTCGAATCCCATCGGTCAGCAGTCTGGTTGCCACTTCAAGCCCATCAGGTTGCTCTGTATCGTCTTCCATCGAATCACCGTTGGAAACTACATGGTTGGCATTCGGTTCCACGTACATATCGCCGCGTCCGTCTTCGCGTGGATTACGGTTGGTCGCTGCTCGGTATTCGTTCGGTGATAACGCGCCCATTTCAAATTCGATTTTCGCAATCTCTGCTTGGGCTTTCCGGTCAAGCGATAAGATGTTGGTTGTGTCATGCTCGAAGTAATGCGTGCTTTTTTCTTTCTCTGTTTTGGTCAGCAACTTAATGCCGCACTCGCCCGCGATTTCGCATAGGATCGGCGACAATGTTTGGTCGTGATAGCTGCGGTTGTCCTCGGCTCTTGAACCGTAGCCGCCGGAATCTGGAATGCCTAATTTTGACGGTGGGAGATTAAACCAGTTGGCAACTTCACGGGCTTGTGCCACGCGTGTCTCGTTCATCTGGCTTTTTTCTGCGTCGATCTGCAACTGATGAAATTTGGCACCATCGCGCAGCACGATCGTCTGGAACGCTTGCCCCTCATAACGCTTGGAGAATCCCTGTTCCAAGTTATCCTTTGCCCTCTTTGTGAAGTTGGCTGGCACTTCCAAGATTCCGCCTGCGTTACAGTCACCGGCAAAAAACTTGCTTGCGTGCTGCTGTGCTGCCAAACCGACTGACCAAGATTCCCTCGCATTTTTCAGCAAGCTAGGTTCGATTACGCCAGCAATTGCCAGACCTTCGCAATGCAAAACGTCGGAAGGTTTAAACGCGTGGATCTCTGCATCCGCACCCAGTCCGATTTCCGAATAATACAACCCATCCTTTGGGTCAAACGCTGTGCGGTCTGGTCGTAAATTGTAGAGTCCAAGCACCCTGCCGTTCTGCGGTGCCCGCTTGATCCAAGCGTAGGCGTTATTCCAAAACAATTTATGCCAAACAAAACGCGACCAAAACCGAAACGCCGATTGCCTCTCGTTTGCATACTGCTTGCAATATCTGTAGGCGTTGTGGCTTGTGGCTTGTTGCCTTGCAGTTGGGCTGACATCCGGTTGCCTGACGTAGACATTTAGTTTTAGCTTCGCCACGTCGCCTGAAATCATGTTGACTGCTTGCCAAACAGGGGCATAGGACAACGATTCATTCGTGCCAACGAATATTCCAGCCTGTGTCTTGTTGCCATTCGTAATGTCCAGCACCACATCCTGCAACGTCCGTGCTTGAGGCTTGGCAGAACTTAGGCCAAAGAGTTGATTAATCAGATTCATATTTTGTTAGCCATTCCGTGATATGCTCCGTATGCCAACCCCGCACCCGAAATTATGCACGAAACAGCAGGATTGAGCAAATAGAGGCCGAACACGACAAAGCCGCACCCAAGCAGAAACAATAGTTGCCTTGTGATTTCCATGTTAGCCGGATATCCAGTTAAAAGACTCGTCCTCATAACAGGCACCTGCTTGGGCTGGTGGAGCGTGATAGGCTCCATTCAATGCCATGACTCCGGCAACGATGCCGTCGATTTTCTTGATGTCGTTTCGCTTGGCCTTTGTCGGCATCCGGTCGCCTCGCTCGTTGACTTTCACTTCAACGTGCCCTGCCTGCCACGATAAGACTTTGTGGTTGTTGTGCTTCAATCGTCCCTCAACGAGCAGCGTTTCATAATTCTCGGTTGGTCCAGCATAGACCGAAAGCGATTGCCCAAACTCGACAGCATCCCAGCCCAATTCAAAAACGCAGAATTCATTAATCAGATCCAATGCGTATGTTTTGTCGTAGGCTATCGATTGCACGTCAAACTTTTCGTTGATCCACTTCATTCTTTTTTTGATCCATGCTTGCCGGATAGTGTCGCCTTCGATCAATTCCAAATAGTCCTCTTTGTCCCATCCCAGAAAGTCGGCTTTCGTACTGTTGTCGTCTGCGTATTTTTGCGGCATCCAGAAATAGGGGTACTGATAAAACGTGGCATCATCGCCTTCGCCTTTTCGGAATATCAAAACAAGCGATGACATATCACGGGTTTTGGAAAGATCCAACCCCAGCCAAACCGGTTCACCTTCGAAGTCTTCAATGTCAAAGTCTTCCGCACATCGTTGCCAGTCATCCTCCCTGATCCAAGGACTAGAAGACGAAAGCCATTTGTTCAACCTGTACATCTGGAAGTTAAGCCAATCAGTCAACGACCGTTCAGCACGTTTACAACTTGCCCGCATTTCTGTTTCTTTGATGATCTCGCCAAAAGATGGATTGCATATTTTCCAAATGCGTGGCGTTTTGCATTCCTCGTCAGTCACACCATCAGGCAGGTCGAATGCTTTGTGTAAAAATGTCTCGTCTTCCAATTCGCCTTTCTCGACTGCTCGCCCATAGTCGCAGTCTTTTTTACCGTATCCATCAATGTTGTTTCCATACGTCGAAACGCCGAAGTCCATTGCCTCCGCGCGACTGGCCCCCATGTACTCCAGCACGTTTGCAAGCCTCGCATCGACAACGTGCTTTTCGTCCGTGATGCTGCAACCGTTCAAACCCTCTTGGCCTGCGACATTCTCGCCGGAAAGGATGTCGTAAAAATTAGTTGATGGCAGGAACGTAATTCGGCCTGACGATTTATTGATCTTGCAAGACTCCATCAAGTTTGGAGATCGTCTAACCATTTCCATCGCATGGGTGTGAACGATGCGTGCCTGCTTGCCGTCCTTTGCAACGCTGAATACTTTCTGGCCAACCTCTCCATCAGCACAAAGAAGGTACAGGCCAACCCCTGCTGCCATAGGTGACTTGCCGTTTTTCTTTGGAACCCACAGTGAACACTTTTTGAAACGCCGCACCTCTCGTTTCCATTCTTTGGAATATCGAACCCAGCCAAACGCTCGCATCAGATATTCTTTCTGCCAGTCCATCAACCGGAACGGCTGTCCTGCGTATTCGCCCTCATATAATATCAATTCGTTATTGAAGAAACGGCAAACGTGCAACGCTCGATCCATATCAAACCGGCAACCATTAGCAACGGCCTTTTCATCGCTGGCATTTTCGATCCAGTCTTTTGTCACATCGTCCGGCATTTTAACCTCGCTTGCGGATGTCGATGCCTGTTGTCTTTGGGGCAATTAATGTGGACCTCGCCGAAGGAGTCAAGCCAAATTCGATAAGCATTTTGTTCAATGCGTCTCGGTATTTATGCAACTCAACTGAAAACGGATTCCGCAAAAGCTCGGTGCCGTCCTTCTTCTTCTTGACGATGACCTCGCCGACTTTGACCACTGCCGCTTCCGCTTTGCGGTAGTGGGAATAGGACTCGCAATAAAACTGAAGCATCGGCGCGTCAGACAGTGAAAGCACTTTCATCGTTTCGAGCAAGTCGCAGAGACGTTCCCATTCAGCCTTGCCAATGTCGTCCAAGTGCTTTGGACACTCTGGCCGCACTCGCTCGACTTCCGGCGTTTGATAGTTCACGTCGCGCGTTGTGCCTTGCGCTAGTTTAACTTCGGTTGGCAATGGTCTACGTCCGCTTGTCATGCTGTTCACCTTAAACAAAAAACTACATCGTCAACGAATCCGCCCCAAGTGTTTTCTTTCCCGTTATGCTTTTGGTTGTGGTAACTTTTCGGGTAAAATACTTTGAAGTTTTTTTTCAGTTCAACCACGCAACTAAAGAAATAATTCATCGATCGATTCTTCGTGAATGAGTATTCAAAAACAAGTTTATTCACATTTTCAAACGGTTGCGGATTCTTTAGTATTTCCAGTTCTGCCCCTTCGATATCCAGTTTAACGCAATTTATTTCCGGACGTTTTTTTAAGGCATCTCGGAACGCATCACACTTGATTCGCTGCGTCGGCAACTTCTTTTTGTAATGAGTGTCGATTGCATGCCTCCACGTATTGGGCGCGACGTGCAAGACCTCGTATCCACCTTTGTTTGTCAACGCTCGGTTGATCGTTTCAAATTCAGTCTGGTACTTCCCTGTCAAAGATTCACAATTCTTTTTTAGTAAAGCAAAGTTGCTTTTTTCTGGTTCGTAGCAAACAACTTTTTTTGCACCTCGGCTTGCGGCATACTCTGCAAAGATCCCAATCTGTGCGCCGCCGTCCAGCCAAACATCATTCGGCCCAATATCAAATCCGATCTTTGGTTTACGGTATGCGCCATTGATCAAGATTTCCTCAATCACTTTTTCGTCAGTGCTTCCAGAGCGGTAAAACTTAGGCATGCTTTCCTGCTTTCTTTTTAATAAGTTTCACCTGACGCTCATTCATCAAGTTCACCTCGTCTTTCTGAGCCAAGCATTGCCAAAGTCTTACCAGAGAATACCAGACAATTGTGTAACGCTCGGCATTTTCACGCGTCCGTTTAAACTTGGACACTCCATGAATTAAGCCTTGCCCGTTAAAAAAAGTCAATGAACCGTTGCTAATTTCCACCCTTGTGTTTAGTTCTGGCAAGCATAAATCGCCACCGTGTATACCGTTGGAAACGCACAGCATTGCAGACCAAACATCAGCAAAATTCCCAGCGTCAAAATGATATTGCAACCGGCTCGACTTGTTGATAATCCCAGTCGTAAACGGAGTCTTTGAAATCCTGTAGTTTGTTTTCAATTTCTCGTTCGCAAGTGAATTATGCTTGGACCAAAGTTTATCGTTTTCTTTTTTGTATATGTCGGAAACAAGCTCTGATATTGACATTAACTTAGACCAAAGTTCTGGCGACTGTTTGCAAAGAACCGATGGATTACACGGCTGTCCTCTTAATGGATTTCTGGGAAGGTAGCCAAAGGTTTTTGACGTTGATTTCAAAGACGATCGTTTTGTTGTTCGAGTAGATGAAGTCCATTTTTTGAACGAACTTAACTCCTTGTAAAAAGGTTCCAAGTCAATCCCAATATCATGCAAATGGACCATCGAAAGTTCGCCATCAAGATAAACTTTTGCGTCAAAATCAATCCGCGTTTTGCAATCTGAATCATCAGCGTATCGGCCAATAAAGCCATCTGGATCTAGTTTGCGTTTTTTAATTTCAACCGTTTGCATTTGCGATTTCCAATAAAACTGCCGCGTAGTTTTCCAGTCCCAATGCTTCCATTTTTTTATTCAAAAAGTCGGCTACAATTGCGTAGTCTTCTTCATCGAAAAACAGGTTCATAGCTTTGATGGTTTGGTTTTCGTAGTCCTCTTTTGACTTGTCAAACCCACCAGCCTCACTTGCTGTTTCTCGTTCGGCATCGTCAGCATTCATGTATTCAACATCATCGATGTCAAAGCCAATTGCATCCAAAACGCTTTCGTCGATTTCGCTAAGAACGTTTCCTAAATCGTCAGACCACTCGGCCAATTCGGATGCTCGGTTGTCAGCGATAGCATAAGCCACTGCGTCAGCCCCTCGCAGGTCTGTGCGTTTGACAACGATCAATTCTTTGCCGTCAGACTCCACTATGCGAATCTTTCCGCCTGATTGCTTCCAAGCCTCCGCAGTTCCGTTGCCAGCACGAATAACTCCATCAGCGTCTGCAAGTATTGACCGGCCTGCGCCGAACTGCTTCAACGATCCAGCGATGACCTTTTTGTTTTTGTCTCCATGTACTCTGACGTTCGCCGAATCGAAAGTTAAATCTTCAACTGTGTTTGGTTTTTGTTTTGACATTTAAAATCCTAATTCTATTTT